ATCTTTAATCCGTCGGTTTCCTCTAAATAATCAGCGTCCTTGACTCGGAAACCAACAGAAAAGGCTCCAAGAACACCGTCTTTAACTAACTCAGTTACATCTTTAGCTGCTTTACTAATTTTAGCAGTCAGCTCCAGCCCGTTCTCGGTAGTTTTTAAGCCTGTAGCTCTACCAATAGGTCTGTTGTAGTCGTGGTTGAAAAGAATAATGGGGTTCTTTTCAAAATTTTTCAACCCACCTTTAGTCCATGCATCTACTGAAATTGAGTCACCTGCGCGATCAAAGTCATGTGTACTTGCCATTCCTCGAATCATGACACTACCATCATCCTCGGTATGGGACTTAAAAGTTGAGGTGAGATTAAATACTTTCTCCATTTGCCCCCTCTATTTCCGCTTTTGCGGTCTGTGCTTTCTTTAATTGCTCTAAAGCATTTGGTTTTTCCTGTGCTAAAACTGCAAGTTTATCTGCACAAAAAGTTTTAGTATAGTTTTCCATAGAGGACCAAGAACCGAAAACTCTTTTAATGGTTTTTGATTTAACTAATTTAGGTCGAAGAGGGTCTATAGAAAACTCTCTTCTAGAAGGAATATTTCCTCTATCTACAAAATAATCAGCCATCTTTGCTGCTAATGTCTTTTTTTGCCTACTCTTGATCGTCATTTTCATCCTCTGTTGGTCGTCCACCCTCATCTGGGTTTGCTGCACTTCCTGCTATATTTGCTGGAACACGCACATCATCTTGCCCATCAATCTTCTCAAAACCTAACTGCTCTCTCGCTTCGTTGATAGTTATTATCCCACCATTTACTAGCGAAGTATAATATGCTGATTGATCTCTCATCTCAGGCTGTAGAGCAGGTATATCTGTAATGTCCTCTTTTATCTTGAACCCAAAAAATCTTTCGAATCCAAAGTTTATTTTTCTAACTATAGGTAGTATAGTCTCAAGATAGTACAATCGTAAATTCGGGCGAATATTGGCGTTGTTACCAGAGTCCAACAAAATTGGAGGGACTCCGAGTGCCTTCAATATTATCTTTTCATTTTCTGCTATCGAATTTTGAAAATCTAAATCTTTAAAATTTGTAGTAGTATAAGAATCAATTTCAATACCACCGTCTAAAATTAAAGGTCTTTTTCCGCCCGCTTCTGGTTTATATCTAACTCCCCAGGATTGTATCATTCTTTCTTTGATCTTCTCTGACAGGGTATTTGGGCTTTTTAAAACTAGACCTGGGACTGCTCCATTCTTAAAAAAATTGTCTTGAAATTTTCTCATGCTTGCCATAAGTTGCATGGTTCTGAGAGCGGGACTTAACCTAGGAACTCCTCTATATATGGAGTAAAAAGAATTTTCTTTTATGTGGACAATTTCATTTGTAGAATAACTAATATCATTGTTAAAAACATACTTCTCTACATAATTTGTTTCACTTGCTTCGATTGCCATTTTACTTGAAGGCAAATGATATAAATGTGCTCCATCATAGTATATAAAAATATTTCCGTCAAGTATAAAGTCAGTTATTAAGTTGCGTTTAAATGTATTTATATCTTGGAAAAGGTTTGGCTCAAAATTAAGTAAGGTATCAACCTTTGCTCTTTTTATTCCTTTGACAATGCCATTTAGTCTGCGAGTCCCTACGATAGTTGCGGGAATCTCGGCAGCATCATCTACAATCATATTTACAGCACGATTTACAATTTCTAATTCTTCGTATTGTCTCTCGTAGCTAACTGTTGGCTCGCGAGTATTCTCTACAGTTCCTGCATAGTATGATTGTGCAGGGTTGAGCTTTTCCTCAACGTCTGCTTTTCTTCCTAGAAATCTGTCATACCATGCCATGTTTTTCTCTTTGTATCTCTACCCAGCGCATTTGTTTGTGTGCTGTTCCTAAGCCCGGGTCTCTTCCATATACTTTATGTAGTTGTGAGTGATGATTGCGACACAGAGTAACAGTATGTTCGTAAAGTTCGTCGTGGTGTTCCTCTATGAAGTCTTCTCGTATTGCCAGAATATACTTAGGGTCTAAATCGTTTTTCTTCAGCCACTTGTGCACCAAGGGTGCAAGTGAATAATAATGGTGAAAGTCAAGTCGAGTCATCACACCACAAATGTAACACTCCGATGCCTTTTCGTACTTATTCTTTGCCTTGTCTCGAATATACTTTACTACGTCTCGTTTCAGTTCAGGCATCGGGGTTTTGGATTTCTAAATTTTTATTAAAAGAATTATACCTAGTTTGGGATATCATGTCAAACATTATTTTTGACCAGGTATCCTAAAAACTTATTGCCGAAGTCTCAAATGAGTATAATGCATACCTCAACGCGTCGGCCATGTGCGATGCATAATTGTGTTTCGGTTTCTCTTTCAGTAGGTTTGGATTGGGGTCCCACTGGTATTGATCTAACGCTGATAGAGATTCTTTACACGTCTGTTCAACAAGTAATTGATCGTTATCTACTATCCCTGCTACCTGCGCGATACCATCCAACACGGATTTCTTTGCGTTAATTGTTGAAATATCGTAATTCTGTGCAAAGTCGAACCGGGTCTGCTGTGCAGCAGAGTCAATATAAATGTAGTCAATACCCCATTTATCAATTCGTTTTTGTATTTCTTTTGCGTGGTTTTCTGTTGTTTGTTCTGCATCTAAGTACTCATCCAGTAGGTAAAACTTTTCCTCATCCCAGTCATAAGCGATTACACAAAAGGCCGTAGGGTCTCTATAGCCCACATCAAGTCCCGCAAAGACATCCATTTTGGACGTGTCGATTTCTTCGAAGTTGCCAATGCATTCCTCATGATTAAAGTTCCAAATCTGTCCCTCGTATGTGTTGAAGTCTGCTTCATACTCTTGTCTAAACTCAGCCTCCGACATGGATTTCCTAGCTTCCGCAATATCCGTCTCAGACATACGAGGATTATCTTTATAAGTAGCACGAATAGACGCCCACTCTTTGAACTCATCTGAAAAACCTCTATAGAAAAAATCTGAGAACCAGTTGTTCTTTCCTCTCGGCGTTGATATAAAAATCGCCTTTGAATTATCTTTATCTAGTGTGGGACGGAGTGCTACGTTAAAAGCATCCCTGCCATCGGCCAAAGCAGCCTCATCGAAGATGATAAGGTCGTAGCTACGACCAACACAGCTATCAACTTGATTAACACTTCCCATTCGAATTGTGGATCCATTTGTTAGTTCTATTACTTTATCTTTCGCATTATCTTTCGCAACTTCTAAATCAAAGTGTTTTATCAGGTTTCTTTGTAGATCAAAAGAAATCTGAGACAAGGCGTAGTTGGGGGACATTATGAGTATGTTTGAGTTCGGGACTAGTGAAACTAGTTGACCGATTATGTTTGCGATGTAGGTTTTACCCTGCCTTCTCGAAACTGCCGCACATACAAAACGGTATTTCGGATTGTTTATCGCGTTGATAATCGCCACCTGACTAGCAAGTGGCGTTACGCCGAGTAAGTCCAAGTATGGATCTACTGGTAATTTAAGAAACCTCGTCTCAGATTGTAACTCTAGTAGCTCTTCGGAAACTATGTCCCGTCTGCTAATTTCTATTGCCATGACTACCTCTTATTTTTTACTTCCTGTATATAATCCAAACCACGCAGCTCCAGCACCTACTATAATAGAAATAAGTCCTGCTTGTTGTGAGTTAGGATCTGGTAGCCCCATAAACCACATGGTGCTATAGTACAGAAGAAAAATATAAACGCTTAGAAATGCTCTTGGAAATATTCTCCAGCTATCTACTGCTTCTGCTAAGTCTATCCAACTTTGGTACTTATTTTTACCTTCTTCGCTCATGACTGCTCCTTAACGTGAGTGCCTCTTTTCTTATGGCCGTTCCAAGCCACGAAGCCCGCAAGTCGGAGCGTCCAATAAGCCAAGTAGTTTAAAAACTTAAATCCGTTTACTTCAATACAAATATCTCGAAAGATTCTATCCCAATGAGCTTGATTTCTATAGCCCATGGTTGTACCGTCATCATGCAATAATGTTGCATACTTGTACCCGTAATCATGCACTAGTCCACCTATGAGGAGAACTCCTACAGGCGAAAGAAAGGTTGCGAGAAACTTCGGTACAGAAGCCCCATCAAACTGAAAGCCTGCGGGAATCATATAGTTTCCGCCCTCTAACGTAAACCAGAAGTCTTCTGCGACTTCCCACTTTCGAGTGCCGAGAAGCCACAGAAGAATGCCTTTCCAAAACCCTTTGTCTTTTGTTGCTATTGGTATAGGTTGTAATACGGGCATACCAAAGGGCATATTAAAACCTACACGTTCCTCTCCTTGACCGTCAAACCAACTGATCACAAATCCTATGAGGACTAAAACAATCAGTACGCTCCATTGCCAAAAAGTTGTTGCAAGTTCTAAAAGTATGTCCATA